CAGATAGAGGAGAGGACGCGGACAATGCGAAAGCGTGAGCGAAAAAGACTGGACAAGATAGAGCGGCGCACCCCTGCACGTAACCCCATGGCCAAGGCTATGTGGGAGAAGGGTCACCCTGTTGAGAAGGTGGAGACAAAATACAACAGGAAGAAACTCAAGAAAGCTGTTGACATCTACCGGGACACTGGAATATAAACCTAACAAGCAACCAACTGAACAAGGAACCAGAGAGAATGAACGCAGAAGATCAAAGAGACAACAAGGGCAAAGTCCTAGTCTACAAGATATTCACCGCCACCACGCTGATGATACCCTTTGACCCGGACAACCCCAACACAGTGGACGCAACCGCTGGCATGGTACAGACAGAGGACGGCCTTGTCCTCCCGCTCAAGGACTGCCTTGAGACCCTGTGCACCTCCGCTGTCAGTTTTGGCATAGAGTACGATGAACTCACGGGCATGGGAACGCAGGTCCAAGCGGGACACACTGAGTCCACCGTGGTAGATGTCATGGTCAAGGAAGAGGATGACCCCTTTGTAAAAGAAGTCCTTGACATAGCCAACATTAACCCCGTACAAGTATCCAGAACAATCAACTAAGAAAGGAAGATCATACTATGAACGATGTACTTAACTTTCGGTCACCCACTGCACAGACAGCGGAGGACCTGTTCAATGAACACAACCAGACAGAGCAAGCCCAGAGATTTCTTGCACCTGTCTCTGAGCAAGAACTATGGTATGAGCGCGGGACCTCTTACCACTCCAGTGACTTTGATGAGCCTTACCAGAGACAACCACAGGCAGCTAGTACAATCACCGCACTGGACAGTCACAAGGTGTTGGTGGATACGTGGACAGGTGCCAGCACAGGCGTGGTGGGTGACAAGTACAAGGTCACACAGATGCGCGACTTCACAGAGGCCACGGAGGCCATGCTGATAAGCGCCCTGCCCAATGATAAGTTCAAGGACCTAGAGATCAAAGACGATATGTCTCACGGGTCAGCTGTCAGGTCCCGGAAGTATACCTTCCCTGCGTTCTCCAAGCCTATTGAGACACGCAAGCACCAGACAGAGGTGGCGCTCACCGTTGCCCTTGTCCAGAGCTATGACGGCTCCACCTCCAACGGCTTTGTCACTGGCCTGCTAGATTTCTTCTGCACCAACGGCATGATCTCCGGTGACTATACCAAGGGGAACAAGCGCCACACCTCTGGCTTCAACTTGTCCAACTTTATCCTAGACATGGACAAGGTGGTGCGAGATTTCTACCAAGATATCCAGCGGTATCAGGTGATGGCGTCCACTGATATTAGGATAACAGATGCCCACGCCGCCATAGAGGCGCTCCCGGGGATGAGCGAGAAGATGCAAGATAGAATGAAAGATCAATACCTTACGGAAGTCAAGACCCGTGGCTCCAACGTGTGGGCCTTGGCCTCTGCCCTGACCTACTACTCCTCTCACAACTCTGAGGAGTTTCCCATCAAGGGATCAGCCAGCAATGATAACGTGACCCGATCCCTACTGGACAGGTCCCGGCGTGTCAACACTTGGATGAACAGCGGAGCTTTCCAACGGTTGCTAATTGCCGCCTAAACAACTGGCAAGTATAAAGGAGATAGCTGACGATAAGGCAGGACTTGATCACCTGTGATAACTCTAACTTTCTCTCTTGACAGTGACACCTAGGCACGTGTATAAACTGCCTACTGTTTAAACTAAGAAGGAGGATCAGATATGGATCAGAATGCGATATATCTAGGACCAGATGGAGAAGTTTTGGAAAATACGGTGCGAGAATGTCTAGTGGATGAGGCTTTGTTTAGCACTATAGAAAAAGAACTTAATGAAATAGGAAAAGGTGGCTACTTTGAGCTTCATCAGGAAGCTATTCAGCTTGGATACGAAGAGGGAGGGATGTTTCTTTCCACTACAGAGTATGAAGCAGCTAAAAGAGAACTAGAAACTATTTTTTCTAGCACTCTTTCAAAAAAAGAAAAAGCTAAAGCTGTAGCAGATATGCATTTAGTGTTCATCAATAACTATTTAGACCTATTGACTAATACAATTAACGGTATTAAAAAGAAGATCACTTACCTTCACAGTAACAAGGAGACTAAACAATGATCACCATTCGTCCCTCTAACCCTCCCCGTACCGAGTGGGTACGCCGTGCAACTGACCAGAAGTGGGTCAAGTGGGTGGAGAAGCCCATCTCCTCCCTCTCCTCTGAACCAGTGACGCAGGTATCTCCTGTGTCCAAGACCGGGGAGCACTGGCTCCATGACCACTACACATGGGTCATTGAAGATGTGGTGGATAAGAGAGGAGGAGGAAGGCAATGAAGATGCATGAAATAGATTTGTCAGGATTATATCTCAGCTTATACACTGACGATAGTGGAGAGATATTGTCCGCTGAGATAAAGAAAAAACAAGAGGGTACAGATACATGGTTACCCATAACACTTGACAATATATATACTGAAGAGGTGGTAGAATGAGTACCCTAGAGATGAAGCTATACGCCTACACTGACCACGATGAAATACCGCGTGACCTGTGGGATTATATGGAGGACATAGCAGATATAGATCACTCTCTGCACGAGGTTTCTATAAAAGAAATCAATGACTTCCTCAACTTTGTGGAGTCAGAGGGTGAGATAGGCCTCCCTGACGAGGAACTAGAAACAGTCTCGCCTGATCCTAGACAGTTGGAAATGTTCGCATGATAAGTCTAACAACTCTATCTCCCTTTGAAGTAGAAATAGAAAGGGAGGTGCGGAAATTTTACAAGGAGACGGGACCCGTGACGTTTACATGGTACTGCTTGTCACCGTGGGCCAAGTCTCAGTGGGTGAAAAAATTCTGGAAAAGGAAAGGCATACCAGAAAATGTGGAAAGCATCAATACCTCTGTCTGATGTTCTGAGAATGGTTGATTTAATAAAACAAATCAACATAGAAAAGTGTGGACAAGAAGAATACAGAGAGATAGTATCCTTCATCCTGACCTCAACAGTAACAGAAAAGGACTAACACCGTGAACATCTTCTACCTACACCCTGACCCCCTCAGAGCCGCTGAGATGCACTGTGATAAGCACTGCGTCAAGATGATACTGGAGACAGCACAGATGCTGTGCACTGCTCACAGAGCCATTGACGGTGACGAGCAGGCAGACAAGCTGGGCATGTACAAGACTGCTCACCTCAACCACCCCTCCACCAAGTGGGTCAGAGGATCACTGCTCCAGTACGAGTGGACCTATCACCTGTTCAAATTCCTCTGCTCTGAGTACACGCACAGGTTTAACAAGGTGCACAAGACAGATGCCAAGCTACAGAAGGCACTGAAGACACCTCCTAGTCTTATGACTAAGATGGCCGAGTGGTCATCCACCTACGGGAACAAGTACACCCAACCACCACAGTGTATGCCTGATCAGTACAAGGTACTAGATGATGCGGTCCAAGCATATCGTAACTACTACATAGGGGAGAAGGCGTACTTTGCCAAGTGGGCCTACACACGTACACCAGAATGGTGGACCAATCATTGAAAATATTCTGGGCACTTCTTGTGCTTGCACCTGTGCTCTCGGGGTGTGCTGGCATAATAGCCAGCGCAACCGTGGGTGGCACTGTGGTTGATAGGTACGAGAAACACCAGCTAGAAAAAAGAATTGAAGAGCTTGAAAAAACACTTGACAAGGAGAAAAAATGATGATAGTA